GAAGGGACTTCTGGCGAAGGCTGAAGGGAAGGATCTCTCACGACAGCTCGCGGATTTGGAAGGTAGCGGAATCGAAGACACTGTCCGTCGAAACAAGGTGAGCATCGACACCCGCGCAGATATGATCAGTGAGAAGCAAGAAGAACTTTCTGTCCAAGAGAATCGCATCTGCGAGTTGGATGAACGGATCGTTGATCTTTCCTCACAACGTGTTCCAGTCGATCTCACGAGGTTCGATCTCAGTGGATGGGCCGGAGGGGTGGCGAGGATCGACCAACAGGTTACCACCAACAAGGTAAAGTTGGGTGAAATCGAGACCCGCCTGGGTGCTCTAGAGGGGGACCTGGGGAAGGTCCTTAAGTTGGAGCAGCGTTTTGACCTCAAATCTCATGAGGAGAAGAACGAAAGATACCACGAGCTTGATGTGCGGATCGTCGCTCTCGAGATGAATATGAAGGACCGGGAATCTGAATTCAAGTCTCATTTGAAGAATGCGACACTCCTCGGTGAAGTTCCGTGTGGTGACCAGTTCCCGACCTGCAAGTTCCTCGTGAACGCGTTCGACTCCAAGAACAAACTCGCCTCACTTGAAATGAAGATCTCTGGTTCGTTGCAGGAAGCGACAGCTGCTCGTCAAGAAAGAGAGTCTTTGGTGCCCGAGGTCAGGAAGCTTGAATCGTACATAAAGTTCGTGGGTGAGAAGGAGAGCTTGACCGGTCGCCGGGACAACTTGAAGCTCCAGATGGAGAACATGCGTCTCAAGATCGAACAACTCGAGGCCGAGAAGGTAAAGAAGCTTGAGGACATGTCCAGGTTTGAGAAGGCTGAAGCTGGCATCAAGAAGAACGAAGAGATCGATGCCGAGGTCGGAAAGCTGCAGTACGAGAAGAAGAAGACTTCCGCCGAGATGCAGGAGCTCCAGGAGTCTATCGTCGAGCTGAACCGTCTGATGGGTGGGGACCAAAGTATCCTGGAGAAACTGGACGCCCAGCTGGTGACACTGCAAGAGCTCCGAGACACCTGCTCAGCCTACGAGCACTACATCAAGGCGATGGGGAAGGACGGGATCGCATACGAGATTCTCACCCAAAAGCTTCCACTCTTGAACGAAGAGATCAACAAGATCCTCTCGAATTCTGCCGACTTCAATGTGTCCATCGAGCACGACAACGAAGAACAATCGATAAGGTTCTACATTCAATACGGTCAGTACAAGCGTCGTCTGCTTGAATTGGGATCAGGCGCTGAGAAGTTCCTGGGCTCGATCGCCATCAGAACAGCCCTTCTCAATGTCTCCAATCTTCCCAAGACGAACATGTTCATCATAGACGAGGGGTTTGGCAAACTCGATGTTAAGAACCTCGAGAGCGTGCAGCGCATGTTTGACTACTTAAGGACAGTCTTCGATCACATCATCGTGATCAGTCACCTCGATTCCATGAAAGACATGGTAGACAACATCATTGAGTTCACGACAGATGAGGAAGGATACGCGCACGTAGATATTGGAGGACGAGAAGATGATCTGGATCAAGAACTCTGAAGGTAAGAAAGACGCTGTGCTAACGATGGCGCTGGCCGGTTTCTCGGTCGTCTGCATCAAGGTGCTCTTCGCTGGAGCGATCTTTGATCTTGGTGTTCGGACCATCACCATCGGGACCATCGATGCCGCCACCGTAGCCGCCATTCTCACTCCGACTCTGGGAGCCTACGTTTCTCGCAAGTACACGGACAGGAAGTACCACAAGTCGGTCGAACCGGCTAAGAAGGAGTAACGGATGGACATCAGTCTTAAGACGATTGGAATCGCGGCTGGTATCGTATTACTTTCATTCATCGCGATCGCCGGAGTCATGACGATCAAGAAGAATGCGTATGACGCCAGAATCGTCGAACTCCAGAACGCTGTTGCAACACGTGATCAGACGATCGAGGTACAGAAGGGAGTATTCCAAAAGCTCTCGATCCAGAGCCGTGATCTCCAAGATCTTCTTGACCAGAATGATGCGCAACTCAAACTTCTCCAAGAGCAGCTCAAAAAGAGCGGTGACCAACTTCTGACAGCCGCAACGCTGATCGTGAAACTAAAGAAGGACCTTGAATCAAAGGGGACTGGTACCACAGTCATCATCGATAGCAATGGGAAGGCAATGGCGCTGGTGAAGTTCGATACCCAGGATGATCTGTCTCCCTTTAGAGTCACTGGGGAAACAGTTGCCTCCTGTGATATTACTAGTAACAAGTTCGACTACAACCTAAAGCTCTATCAGATCAAACCTCTGAAGCTGAGTGTCGTCGTTTCTCAGGGCAAAGACGGCGCCTGGAAGACCTCGACCACTTCGTCAGAAGAGAATTTTCAGGTCGACATCGGTCTCGCGGCTGTCAATCCGTACATTCTTGAACCTAGGTGGTATGAGAACATTGGACTATCGGTAGATCTCGGTGGTGGAACAGGATTTATTGCCGGTGTTGGAGCATCCTACAAAATCGGAAAGTTCGAAGTTGGACCGAAGGGATGGTTCACAGTCGGAGGCGGACCGGTCGGCGGGTTCGTCGGAGCGCAACTTCTCTGGCATCCGTTCGCGAGGTGACACTTGGCTGCTACACAGAAGTTTGTCGTGTACAATCTAAGAGAAACATACCATGAGCTCGGTAGTTTCGAATTCAAGGTCGTCTTAGATCCTCGTTACTTCAAGAATGGACACCTTTCTGAAGTCTCGTTGATGGATTCTGATGGTCGATCGTTAAAGTACAATGTCCAGAAGTGGGGGAGGAAGATCAATTGTTCTTTTTCACTGGATCAGTCCGTGGCCGACGGCATCTCTACTGTGAAGATGGTTCTACGTGACGACGAAGGCCACGAGATGGCCGCCCGGGCTTCTTTCTGGGTTATCAAACCGTAGTCTCCTCATATTTACAGCATGACATATGGTCTAATTTACAGAGCTTTTGATTTGACAAATGGAAAATCGTAAATGAACGAACACACAAAAAGCCTAAGAGTTCCAACGTTTTGCCCACTCTGCGACTTCTTGATGAAGGGCAAGTCAACCAACACTTTCTACGACCACGGCGTCTGCATGAACTGCTTCATCCAGTTCATCGATGGTCGGGTCGAGAAGTGGAAGTCAGGCTGGAGACCAGACGAAAAGCAGCTAGAGGCCCACAAAGAGGCCATGTCTCGCTCCAGTCTCTGATTTCCTGGCATCTTTCCACTAGTCATCTCTATTTAGAAGTGACTGTTTCTTTCAGGAGAATGGAAAATGGACGATAAGGCTCAGGGTTTCGAGACTTCCGAATACGGGCGTGAGCATGTGCACCCTGACAAGGTCTATTCGGTGATCGAAGAGATCATCCGTGACCAGGTCAGTAGGTCTCCGGCCTCAAACGTACGGGTCTCTTTCACTGGCAATCTCATGAGGATTGCCTACCACTGCTACGAGATGCACCTTCCGGTCAAGATGAAGGAGATCGAGGCGACTGCTAAGAGTGTCTTGGATGAGACGTTCAAGAACCTCAAGAAGCAATTCAAGGAGCGGACCTCCGACACTCTGAAGGCCAAGGAACAGAAGGACATGGCCAACTATAGCGTCCAGAAGGTCTCCCTGAACGAAAGATACTACTACGTTGCCTGGCGGTTCTACGAGCTTGGCTGATGAACAAGTCCACTCTACGCAGTGAGATTATCGCTTGCGGGAGGGATCCTTGCTACTTCATCCGTAAGTATGTGAAGATCAAGCATCCTGTGAGGGGACTCATACCCTTCGAGATGTTTGACTACCAGGAAGACCTCGTCCGTGATTTCGTCGCCGAACGATTCAACATCGTCCTGAAGGCTCGTCAGTTGGGTATCTCTGAGATCACGGCCGCCTACGCTACGTGGCTGATGCTCTTTCATCGAGAAAAGAACGTAGTCGTTATGGCCTCCAAGGCTGAGACGGCGAAGAACATCATACGTAAGATTGAGACCGCCCTTAAGAAGCTCCCGAAGTGGCTGGTCCTCGCGGACATCATCACCGACAACAAGCTCTCCATTGAACTGAGCAACGGTTCACGCTGTAAAGCTATCGCTACGTCTGGAGACGCTGGTCGTTCTGAAGCTGTCTCATTCCTGATCATCGACGAGGCCGCCTTCGTCCCAAACTTCGAAGAGCTTTGGACCGGCCTCTATCCGACGGTCGCGGCCGGTGGACGTGTCGCTGTCCTCTCGACCCCAAATGGCGTCGGAAACAAGTTCCACACCCTGTACGTGGATGCTGAATCGAAGGTAAACGAGTTCAAGCCACACAAGTTTATGTGGTACTGTCATCCAGAAAGGATTGTTGAACTTCATGATGATCCTGATCGTCCAGGTTTCAAGACTTCTCCGTGGTTCGTGAAGGAAGTCAACTCGGCCAACATGTCGGCACGAGACGTTGCACAAGAATTGGAGTGCAACTTTAATGCATCTGGTGATACGGTCATTCCTGTCGCCGCCCTTAAGTGGATCGGCGACGGATTGTTACCACCTATCCTCAAGGAACACTGGGACAGGAATCTCCTTAAATGGTTTCTGCCTCAGAAACAGATGCGGTACTTCATCTCGGCAGACGTTGCCCGCGGAGACGGACGCGACTACTCTGCAGCCCATGTCTGGGATGCTGCAACCATGTCTCAGGTGGCGGAGTACTACGGTAAGATTCCTCCGGAGGAGTTCGCGAAACTCCTGGTAGACCTGGGTCACGAGTATAACAATGCTATGTTGGTTATCGAAAACAATACTATTGGCCTGGCATGCATCGAACACGTAAAACTCGCACATTACGAGAGTGTGTACTACTCCAGGAGAGGCGATCAGAAGCCAGGTGAGGCTGTGAGCATGCACTGGGGTCCCTCGACCGATGATCTCGTTCCAGGATTTACAACTTCTCAGAAGAACCGTCCTCTCATGATTGCTAAGTTCGAGGAGTACATTCGAAACAAGACGATTGTCATTCGTTCGAAGCGGATGCTTTCGGAGCTTACGACGTTCATCTGGCACAACGGTCGAGCTGAGGCTATGAGCGGAGCAAACGACGACGCCATCATGGCAGCTGCGATTGGTGCTTGGATCCGTGATACATTCCTCTCCCCGTCCTTTGCGTCCATCGACATCCAGAAAAAGATGCTGAGTGGGATCGGGATGAACCGCACGTACAACAACCAGATAGAAGGGGCTTCCAAGGATCCCGTCGACTCACGAGCGGGCCAGATGGGTACTTATACGAAAGACCAAGGCTTAAATCGGGTCCGTTTGCCCCGCGGACGGGAAGAAGATTTCTCTTGGCTTCTCAAGTAACGAAACAAGGAAGTGAACGATGGCCGATCTAATCTCAAGAGAAAGCGTTTGGAAGCGGTTGACACGGCTCTTCAAGAGCGGTCCAATCGTCCGTCACAAGATTGCCACTGGCGAGAAGTTCTCCGAACCGCAGGGGACCGCCCGGGCCTACAAGCGAGAGCTGTCCCACCTCTACGTGCATTCGCTCGCTTCGTACGGTCAGTACGAACGTATGTCAAGGTACGCAGACTATAGCGAGATGGAGTTTACTCCTGAGATCGCTTCGGCCCTGGACATCTACGCCGATGAAGTTACGGTCTACAACGAGAAGAACGCGATCATCGAGATCGTCACGAAGAATGCCGAGATCAAGCGGTTGCTTGAGACACTCTTCTACGACGTCCTGAACATCGAGTTCAACATCTGGAGCTGGACTCGGAACCTCTGTAAGTACGGCGACTTCATGATGTTCGTCGACGCTTCAGAGTCGAACGGTATCCTGAATATGCTTCCCATCCCGATCAATGAGATCGAGAGGGAAGAGGGATACGACAAGGCTGATCCGTTCGCCGTGCGCTTCCGCTGGATGACCCAGGGAAACTCGATCCTGGAGAACTGGCAGGTCGTCCATTTCCGTCTGCTCGGTAACGACAACTTCCTTCCGTACGGCCAGAGCATCATCGAGCCTGCGCGCCGGATTTGGCGTCAGCTGATCCTTATCGAGGACGCGATGTTGGTGTACCGCATCGTCCGTTCTCCTGAGCGTCGTGTGTTCTACATTGATGTCGGTAACATCCAGCCCGACCAGGTCGACACATTCATGGAGCAGATCAAGACTCGTCTCCGTCGGAACCAGGTCGTTGACCCCTCTACCGGTCGAGTGGATTTGCGTTACAACCCACTCTCCGTTGACGAGGATTACTTCGTCCCAGTCCGTGGAGATAAGAGTTCTAAGATCGAAACACTCCCTGGCGGTCAATTCACTGGAGACATCGACGACGTCCAGTACATCCAGAACAAACTCTTCGCAGCCCTCAAGGTTCCCAAGGCGTATCTGGGATATGAAGCAGATCTGGGATCGAAGGCAACGCTCTCTCAGCAGGATGTGCGGTTCGCCAGGACCATTGAGCGCATCCAGAAGATCGTCATCTCAGAACTGAATAAGATCGCAATCATCCACCTCTTCCTCCTCGGGTACAACGGGGAAGACCTGGTGGACTTTGAGATCAAGCTCGCTAACGCCTCGACTGTTGCCGAACAACAGAAGCTTGAGCTCTGGCGGATGCGGTTTGAGATCGCCGGCTCGGCCACCGAAGGTATTCTCGACCGCGAGACGATCTATCGAAAGATCTTCAATATGACGGACGAAGAGATAGAGAAGGTGCGTGAAGGGAAGCGGGTCGACAAGCTCGAAGATCTCACCCTCGAGAGCATGCAAGCGCCCACTCCAGAGGGAGGGGAAGCAACGGCGCCCGCTGTACCAGGTGAAGAGGAACTCCCGGCCACGTTGGGAGGGGAGGAGCCAGCTGCTGCTGAAGCCACCCCAGCGGCCGGTGCTGAAGCGCCACCAGCCCCTGAAGGTGTATCCATTGGTAGCGCTGGGACGATCCTACATGAGATCGAGCGTAGCCTGGAGACAGAGAAGAAGAACATGGGAAGTACCGGTAATGATGCCTCAATCGCGGTCGACAAGGGAAAGGACCTCTTCTCGACTGGTGAAGATCAACACACACTGGTTTTTGGAACGGAGAAGCAGACTGCTTCCGATCCAAACGACAAAGCTTCTCTGAAGCGCCTTATCACCCGTCCATTCTCGGAGGCTAAGAGTCTGACCAAGAAGGGTGACGTGGATGTTGTAGACGCCAGGCTGAAAGAGGCTGTCAAGCGGACGGAATTGATCGCAGAGGGTATTTCGGAGAAGATGGAAGAGTTTTCACGTGGACTGGAACTCAAGAACCGGAAGATGCTTAAGGAATTCAAGCGGGCTTCACGTAGATCCAGAAATCTCAACTCGAAGGACGACGAGTAAGAATCGCCGAGATCGAGCGGTTAGTCTTCCTGGAAGCTACTTACAGAGTAGACGTAGACAGGGGTACATTCAAAATGTCCTTCAGACACAATAAGAAGAGAAATTCCGGGTTGGTATACGAGTTCCTCGTTCGGCGCATGGCGTCGACGATGGTCGACCGTGATCCGGAGGGATACCTCAAGGCGGTCGGTATCGTCAAGAAGTATTTCTCGTATGGTCAGCCTTTGGCGGAAGAGAAGGAGATCTTTGACGTCATCTCCGCTTCACGTGGTCTTGCCGAACCGGCCGCTCGTCGAGTTCTGAGCCAGCTGGAAAATCACGCACGTGCCCTCGATTCTAAGAAGATCGAGATCAAGAAGAGCAATCTGATCAAGGACGTACACTACAAGTTTGGACAGGACTTCTTCTCTGTGCACCGGGTTCCAGAGTATCGTCTTCTGGCATCAGTCCAGATGTTGGTCGAACGGTATCGGCAGGTCGGGGCCAACCTGACTGAAGATGTCCAGAAGATCCAACTCGAGGAAGCTCTCGTAAAGTTCATGACCACCCCAGCCCAAGACAAAAGTGCCGGTCCAAACGGACAGAAGGTCGACGGTCTGGTGGCTTCCCTCGCGATGCGGAAGTTCGAGGAGAGGTATTCGGGTGTCCTGAGTGAGTCCCAAAAGAAGACCATTCGTCGTTTCATGAACTATTCTATGACCGGGAACCGGGAGCAGTTTTCTCGGGAGATGGAAGAGGAACGGCAGGGTCTCATACAGAAGATTAAGGAGTCACGAGAGTTGAAGTGCTTCTCCGAAGACTCTGTGATGGCCGCACGGCTAGATGAGGCGACAGCCTCTCTCACTGCCCTGACCAATCTATCCTCAGAGGATTCTGTCCAAGAACTTCTCCTCTACCACAAGCTTGCTTCGGAGATCGATTCAGATGAGTGATCCGCGTGACTCAGAACAGAACGAAATGGGAGTCACCGGCATTGCCGGTGTCCAGGCTCCCCCGATGAAGGACGACGAGCGTATGGCCGCCGTCCGCGAAATGATCCGAAGCAAGGTAAGGGAGGTGGTCCGCAAGAAGGCTGGAGGCGGTGGCTATACGCTCTACGCTCCAAACCCAGATAAGAAAGGTGGATCGAAGCCTGTCGGAAATTTCCCGACCAAGATGGGAGCCAAAAGAGCTGAGCTTGCCCGGTACCCTCCGAAGGATCCAGACAAGTTGAAACGGCTCCGCAAAGACATTGAAAAGACGTCCAAGGATACAAAGAAGGCCGTTGAGAAGGAAAGGACTGCCGCCAAACAGAAGGGTACCGACAAGGGACCGAAGAAGACGACTCCGAAGAATGATTCTGTCAACGAGGCCGGTTCTCCGTTTTCTTCGTCTGTTGCCGCTCCCGCCGCACCTTCTACTTCCGCGACCAAGCCTCTCAATCAGGACCCAAAGGCGTTCTTTATGGGTCTCAAGGCGATCCCTGCCGACAAGTCAATCGATCGAGCC